CGACGCGCTGCTCGCCCTGGCCGAGGGCGACGCGCCGTCCGGGCCGGCGCCGCTGGCCGCCGCGCTGCCGCTGCTGGCCGCGGTGTCGGCCGCCGAGGCCGCGGCCGCCGCGCCGTTCGAGACCCGCGAGGCCGCGCTCGCCGCGCGCGACCGGATCGCCGAGGCGCTCGACGCGGCGGCCGACGAGGCCGGCGGCCGCGGCTGGGACGAGACCTGGCGCGACCTCGCCACGCTGCGCGCGACCAGCGCCGCCGAGCTGACCCGCCGGGCCGCGCCGCTGCCGCGGCTCGCCACCATCACCCTGCCGGCGCCGATCCCGGCCAGCCTGCTCGCCTACCGGATCGACGGCGACGCGCTCGCCACGGTGTTCGACCGCGGCACCGCGATCGCCGCGCGCGCCCGCGCGCCGAACCCGCTGCTGCTGCCGGCCGGGCGGCCGATCGAGGTGCTGACGTGAGCCAGCGCTTCGCCTCCGCCGCCCAGGCCGTGCTCACGGTCGACGGCGTCGATCACGCCGGCTGGCGCGCGCTGACCCTGACGCGCGGGGTGGAGGCGGCCGCCGCCAAGGCCGAGCTGGAGCTCGCCGAGCGCTGGTCGGGCCAGGCCGAGCCGCGCCGGATCCGCGCCGGCGCGCCGTTCACGCTCGCGCTGGACGGCGAAACCGTGCTGAAGGGGTATCTCGACCGGATCGAGGTCCGCTACGACGCGACCGAGCACCTGCTCGCCGCCTCCGGCCGGGACGCGGTCGCCGACCTGGTGGACTGCGCCGCGGTGGTGGACGGGGCTCACGAATGGCGCGGCCTGAAGCTCGACGAGATCGCCGCCCGCCTGGCCGCGCCGTTCGGCGTCGCGGTCGAGCGCCAGGTCGAGGTCGGCGCGGCGTTCCCGCGCTTCGCGCTCCAGCCCGGCGAGACCGCCTGGGAGGCGCTGGAGCGCGCCTGCCGTCAGCGCGCGGTGCTGGCGATCGGCGACGGGCGCGGCCGGCTGCTGCTGACCCGCGCCGGGCTGGGCGGCCCGGCGGCCGGGCCGCTGGTGCTCGCCGGGCCGGACGGCGACGGCAACGTGCTCGCCGCCGAGGCGGCGGTGGACGCGGCCGAGCTGTTCAACCCGATCGTCGTGCGCGGCCAGGCGGAGGGCGGCGGCGGCGCCGATGCGCTCTACGCGCTCAACCCGGACACCGGCCAGTACGAGCTGCGCGAAGGCTCGCCCGGCACCGCGGCCGCGCGCGCCGAGGCCCGCGCCGAGGGCAAGGGCCGCTACCGGCCGCGCGTGATCATCGCCGAGAACGCGGGCGCCGGCGCGCAGCTCGCCGAGCGGGCGGCCTGGGAGGCGCGCGTCGCCGCCGGCCGCTCCGAGCGCGTCCGCTACACCGTGCCCGGCTGGCGCGGCGCCTCGGGCGCGCTCTGGCAGCCCAACACGCGGGTCGAGGTGCGCGACGCCTGGGTCGGGCTGGAGCGCGAGCTGCTGATCGCCGGCGTCGCCTTCGAGCTCGGCCCGCAAGGCAGCCGCACGGTGCTCGACTGCGCCCCGGCCGATGCCTTCGTTTTGCTGCCCGAGCCGCCGAAGCGCGGGGCCGGCGACGGCGGACCGACCGGCCTGTTCGTGATCGAGCAGGGCGGCCGCCGCCGCCGCATCGGCTCGGAGGCCGAGGTGCTCGGCGGCGCTCTTGGCGGGAGCGGCGCGCCGTGAGCCCGGGCGAGATCGCCCGGCTTCTCGACCCGGTGCGCCGGCGCGTGCTGCTCGCGATCGGCCGCGCGCTGCTGCGCGGCGTGGACGACGCGGGCGGGCTCCAGCGCATGCAGGTCTCGCTGCTCGGCCCCGAGACGCGCGACGCGGTCGAGCGCGTGCAGCCCTACGGCCTCAGCTCGGTGCCTCTCGCCGGCGCGGAGGCGGTGGTGGTCTGCGTCGCGGGCAACCGCGACCACCCGGTCGTGGTCGCCTGCGACGATCCGCGGCTCAGGCCCACGGGGCTGCGGCCCGGCGAGGTCTGCGTCTACGGCGCCCGCGGCCAGCGGCTCCTGATGACCGCCGACGGCACGATCGAGGTCGAGGCGGAGCGCGTGACGATCCGCCCCTCGGACCGGGTGCGGATCGAGGGGCTGCTCGAAGTGACCGGCGACGTGACCGCGGGCGGGATCAGCGTGCAGACCCACGTGCACACGGGCGTCGAGCCCGGCAGCGGCACCTCCGGGCCGCCGGCGGGGAGCGCGCCATGATCGGCCTCGCCTGGGACCCGCGCCGCGGCGAGGCCGCGCTCCGCCGCACCGCCACCGGCGCGCTCGCGCAGGACGACGGGCTCGCCACGGCGGTGCTGCTGTCGCTGTTCCTCGACCGTCGCGCCGGGCCGGACGATCCGCTGCCGGACGGCACGGACCGGCGCGGCTGGCTCGGCGACGCGCTCGCGGAAGACGCCGACCGGATCGGCTCTCGGCTGTGGCTCCTGAGCCGCGAGAAGCAGGTCGAGGAGACCCGCCGCCGCGCCGAGGAGTATGCCGAGGAGGCACTCGCCTGGCTGGTCGAGGACGGGCTCGCCGAGTCGGTCGCGGTCAGCGCCGCGTGGGCGGGCATCGGCTGGCTCGACCTGCGCGTGACGATCACGCCCGGGCTGATCGAGACCTACCCGCTGAGGCTCGGCTGATGCCGTTCGCGCGCCCCACCCCGGCCGAGCTGCGCAGCCGGATCGCCGCCGAGATCGAGGCCGCGCTGCCCGGCGCGGATGCGCGCAGGCGCCGCTCGCTCGAGGAGATCCTCGCGCGGATGCTCGCGGTGGCCGCGCACGAGCTGCACGGCCATCTCGCCTGGGTGGCGCGGCAGATCCTGCCCGACACCGCCGAGGCGGCGGAGCTGGAGCGGCACGCCGCGGTGTGGGGGGTCGCGCGCACGCCGGCCGCGGCCGCGTTCGGCACGGTGAGCCTCGCCGGCACGCCCGGCGCGGTCGCCCCCGCCGGCACCGAACTGCGCCGCGCGGACGACACCCGCTACCGACTGCGGGCGGACGTGCCGATCGGCGGCAGCGGCAGCGGCGCCGGGCTGGCCGATGCGGCGCTGGCCGGGGCGGCCGGCAACGCCGCCGAGGGGACTGTGCTGACGCTGCTCGCCCCCGTCGCCGGCGTGCAGCCGAGCGCGGTGGTGGCCGCGGGCGGGCTCGCCGGCGGCGCCGATGCGGAGACCGACGCCGGGCTGCGCGCGCGGCTGCTGGCGCGGATCCAGGCCCCGCCCGCCGGCGGGGCGAGCCACGACTACGCCGCCTGGGCGCGCGCCGTCGCCGGGGTCGGCCGGGTCTGGGTCCTGCCGCTCTGGCTGGGTCCCGGCACGGTCGGCGTGACCTTCCTCGACGCCGAGGGCGGCGTGCCGGCGCCGCCGCTGGTCGAGGCCGTGCAGGCGGCGCTCGAGGCGCAGCGGCCGGTGACCGCGCAGGTGACCGCGTTCGCGCCGGCGACCCGCGCGGTCGACGTCGCGCTCGCGCTCGCCCCCGACACGGCAGCGGTGCGCGAGGCCGTCGCGGCCGCACTGGCCGCGTTCTTCCTCGCCGACGCCGAGCCGGGCGGGGTGCTGCGGCGCTCGCGGCTCTCGGCCGCGGTCTCGGCGGCCGCCGGGGAGTCGTGGCACGAGCTGATCGCGCCGGCGGCGGATGTGAGCCTCGATCCGGGCGAGATCGCGGTGCTCGGCACGGTGAGCTTCGCATGAGCGACCGCGCGGCGATCCGTGCGGCTCTGGCCGCGCTCGCGCCGACCGGCCCGGCGCTGCCGCGCGAGCCGGGATCGGCCTTCGACGGGGTGCTGTCCGCGCTCTCGGGCGAGCTCGCGATCGTGCTCGGCCGCGCGCGCGCGGCGCGCGACGAGGCCGACCCGCGCACCGCCGACGAGTTGCTCGCCGACTGGGAGCGCGTGGCCGGCCTGCCCGATCCGTGCCTCGGCCCGGCACCGACCGTCGCGCAGCGGCGCGCCCGGCTGGTGCAGCAGCTGACGGCCGCGCGCGGCCAGAGCCCGGCCTTCTTCGTCGGCCTCGCCGCCGCGCTCGGCCGCGCCGCCACCGTGACGGAGTTCCGCGAGCACGACTGCGAGCAGACCTGCGAGGCCCCCGCGCACGACACGGCCTGGCGCTTCGCCTGGCGTTTCACCCTGCTCGGCGGCTCGGCCGAGACCGCCTGGTTCCACCCGGACTGGTTCGACCCGGAGTGGTTCGACGGCGGCGGCGGCTCGGCCGAGGCCGCCTGGTTCGACCCCGACTGGTTCGATCCGGCCTGGTTCGAGGCCACGGGCGGCGGCGGCACGGCGGTGATCGAGGCCACCTGCGAGGACGGCTGCGAGACCCCGCTCGCGCAGTGGGGCGACATCGTCGTCGAGTGCGTGGTCGGTGCGCTGAAGCCCGCCCACACCATCCTGATCTTCGCCTACGCGTAGAGGAGAGAGCATGCAGCGCGTCACCCGCCCCTCCGCCGTCGCCAGCCCGCCCGACCCGCCCGCCAGCCCCGGCACGCCGGGCTACTTCACGGGGGGCAACCCGGCCACCGGCACGCCGGCGACGGTGCCCGGATACGAGTGGTTCAATTCCGTGCAGGAAGAGCTGCTCGCGCCGGTGCTGCGCGCCGGGCTGACCCCATCGGCGGCCAGCGCCACGCAGCTGCGCCAGGCGCTCGATCGGCTGTTCGGCGGCGCGCTGCGCAGCGTCACCGCCGACACCGAGCTCTCCGCGGACGATGCCGGGCTGGTGCTGGTCTCGGCCGCCGGCGGCCCGGTCACGCTGACCCTGCCGGCGGCTGCCGCGGCCGGCGGGCGGCCGCTCAGGATCACGGCGATCCGCACCGACGATACGGCCGCGACGGTGACGATCGCGCGGGCCGGCGCGGACCTGATCGAGGGCGAGACGAGCCGCGCGCTGCCGCGCGGCGGGCGCCTCGGCCTGGTGTCGGACGGGGTCTCCGCCTGGCGCGTGGCGAGCAGCCTCAACGCGCTGCGCGGCATGCAGGTGTTCACGAGCTCCGGCACCTTCACCGTGCCGGCCGGCGTCTATCTCGTGCGCGCCAAGGTGGTCGGCGGTGGTGGCGGCGGTGGTGGCGCCGCGAGCGACGGCGCGGCCGCGGGCGGCGGCGGCGGCGGCTACGCGGAGGGGCTGGTCGCGGTCAGCCCGGGCCAGGAGATCTCTGTCACGGTCGGTGCGGCCGGCGCGGGGGGGGCGGCCGGCAACAACACCGGCGGGGCGGGCGGGACCTCGTCCTTCGGCGCGCACCTCTCCGCTACCGGCGGCGCGGGCGGCGCGGGCGCCCCCGCCAGCAGCGCCGCCGCCGCATCGAGTGCCGGCGCGGGCGCCGGCCCGCTCGCGCTCTCAGGTCAGCAGGGCGACGCCGGTCATCGGGGTGGCGCGGGCATCCTCAAGGGCGGCGGCGGCGGCAGTTCCGCCTGCGCGTTCGGGCTGGGCGGCCGCGGCGGTCCCGGTCCGCCCTCCAACGCGTCGGGTCGCGGCGGCGGCGGTGGAGGCGGCGCGAACGGCAATGGCGGCGGCACCGGCACCGCCGGGATCGTCGTGGTGGAGTGGTGAGATGATCTATGCGCGCATCGCCGACGGCCGCGTGGCCGAGCTGATCGAGATCCCCGACGACGGCCCGCCGCTGGCCGAACGGCTGCATCCGGACGTTGCCGCCGCCTGCGTGCCGGCGGGCGCCGAGGTGGCCGAGGGCTGGCTCTGGGACGACGCGGCCTTCGCGCCGCCGCCCGCGCCCGAGCCGCCGCAGCCGCGCCGCGTGCTGCGGCCGCTGGCCTTCCGCCGCCGCTTCGCGCCGGCCACGCGCGCGGCAATCACGCTGGCGGCCGCGGCGGCGCTCGCCGACGGCGACGCCACGCTCCAGCTGCACCTGGACGACCTGAACGTCGCGCAGGAGATCGACCTGGACGATCCCGAGACGGTCGCGGCGATCGCCGCGCTGCGGGCCGCCGACCTGATCACCGAGGCCGAGCAGGTCGCGTTGCTCGGCGACGCAACCCCTGAGGAGGCCGCACGATGAGCCTGCGCCACCATCCGCCCGCCGGGTCCGGCACACGAATCACGAGCCAGTGGAACGAGCCCAGCGCGCACGTCGTCGACGGTCCGGGCATCCTGCTGCGCACCGCGGCGGGCACAGGACCGCTCGAGCTCGTCGGCCTCTCCTCCGACTTCGCGGTCGAAGCGAACGAACTGCGGGTCGTGGCTGCGACGGGGCCGCAGGGTCCGCAAGGCGAGCCGGGGCCGCAGGGTCCGCAAGGCGAGCCGGGGCCGCAGGGTCCGCAAGGCGAGCCGGGGCCGCAGGGTCCGCAAGGCGAGCCGGGGCCGCAG